TACGCTGCAGCGCGGCACGCGCCCGTTACAACGGCTTGCCCGGATCGCTTGAAGGCGCTTGCGCGGCTATGGGCTTGCCGGTGCAGAAAGACGTGGACGGCAAGGCCGTGATGATGCTGCTGGCGAGTCACCCCGAATACACACCGCAATCGCATCCGGTCGAGTACGCGCGCCTGTACAAGTATGCGCTGATCGACACGGATGCGATGTTTGGTCTGTGGCACGCGACGGCACCCTTGCCGCCATTGGAGCAGCAGTTCTTCGAACTGCACATGCGGATCTCTGACCGCGGCTTCGGGTGCGATGTGGAAGGCGCCCAGGCGATGGAGGACTTGACCGTCTTCGCGGAGGCGCAGCTGAGCTATGAGCTTGCCGTCGCCACGCAAGGCGGTGTGCTGTCTGTGACGGAAGTTGGGAAGATCAAAGATTATGCCGCGACGATGGGGCAGGACATCGACGACGCAGGCCGCGAGGCGCTCAAGACCCTCATGGGGCGTCCTGAATTGCCCCAGGCACTGCGCGAGGTGTTAGCCCTACGCCTCGATGCCTCCCGCGCGCCGAAGAAAGCTAAAGCTATCCTGCGCGCCCACACGGGCAGCCGGATGCGACACGCGACGGTCTACCATGGGGCATTATCAGGGCGCACCACGGCGCGCGGTTGCGGCGGCGTGCAGCTACTCAATGTCGCCCGGCCGCGCCCGGGCAAGACGGCCGAAGATTGCGAGAGCTACCTTGAGGCGGCAAAGCGCCACGACCTCGCGTTTTTATCTTCACCCGAACACGGTCCCGTGCTCGCGGCCCTGGCCGATGCGCAGCGTTCGCTGTTCTGTGCCACTCGGCCCGGCCATATGTTGATTGATGCGGACCTCTCGCAAATCGAAGCACGCATGGCCCCCTGGCTAGCTAATGACGAAGAAAAGCTCGCGGACTATGAAGCGGGCATCGACGGATACAAGCGCACCGCATCGCTTGTATGCGGCGTGCCTTACGAGGAAGTGACGAAAGAACAGCGCCAGTCGTGCGGAAAAGTGCCCGACCTCGCCCTAACTTACGGCGGCGGCGATGGCGCGTTTGTGTCGATGGCGGCGAACTACGGCGTGCATCTCGATCCAGACGCGGTGACCGATATCGTGTGGAAATGGCGCGAAGCGCGCCCGGCCTTTGAACGCTGGTGGGCCGTGCTCGAGTATGCCGTGCTGATCGCGCTAGACCAACCAGACAAGCGGGTGAAAGTGCCCGTAGGCCGGGGCTGGTGCTCGGAAGTCGTGTTTGTGCGTGATCTGCATGCACTGCGCATGGAACTACCAAGCGGCCGTGCCATCTCTTATCACAACGCGCGATTGCACCTAGACCCGGGCGCCAGCGCGCCAATTGCCATCTACGACAAGCCCGAGGGTTACGTCGAGACGCTCGATCGAAAGATTCTATCCAACAACATGACGCAGGGGCTCGCCCGTGATCTGTTCTGGCTGATCATGCTGTCGGTCGATAAGGTCGAAGACATCGTGCATGAGGTCTATGACCAGATGGTGCTAGAGGTTCCGATCGAGCGCGCGCACGAACGCCTGGCGCAGCTACTCGATCGCATGCGTATTCCGCCGAGTTGGGCACCCGGTCTACCACTTGAAGCCGCGGGCTACGTATCACCGCGTTGGCGAAAGGACTAGTTGACAAGTATTGACAAGCCATAAGCTTGCCATTACATTCACCGCACCTACACCACAGGAATTATACCGTGTCCCGCGAGATTGCCGACAACATTATTCAAGCCATAGACCGTGGCGCCGCCATGGTCGGCTTGCCCATGAACGAACAGGTAGCCATGCGCGCTATGGCGCGCCGTCTGGCCGGTATGGCCGCCACGGGCGCCCAGCCGGAAGACTGGCTTCAACTCGCCAGTTGCGCAGAGTGGGCGTTGCAGCGTCGTCCGGCGCCCGCCAAGCCGTTGACGGTTAACGGGCAGTGGATCGAATGGCACGGCGGTGAGTGCCCCGTCGAACCTGAAACTCGTGTCGAGGTGCGTTTCACCGATGACTACGAACTGGGCGAGCCGATGAGTGCTGCTTGTTGGAATTGGGAGCATAGCAACCGATGGTCTAGCATCATCGCTTATCGAATCGTTGACTAGCCCGTCAATTCAGCACTACACTGCAATCACATTTACATTTGGAACGCCTGACTATGGCTAAGACTGCCGCTACCCACGAGCGCATGCCCGAGGATTATTACACCCTGCCGTTGGAACTCTTTTCTGTCACCGACTTGACGGACGCGCTGGGGATTGAGCACGCCGCCAAGATTCTTGGCACGTCCAGCCGGGCGATCTACACCGTGCGCAACACCAGCGAGATGGGTCTGGATCGCATTGCCAAGCTGCAGGCGGCGATCGCCAAGAACGAGCAGGCCGCGCGGCGCCGCCTGGTCATCGTGCGCAACCAGCAAGCCATTCGCGCCGCCAATCGCGCCGCGCGCAATCCTGAAACCGAACCCACCACCGAGGACTGACCTATGCAGCTGCATTTTGAAACGCTCGCCGAATTGCGAGAGATGATCAAGGAACTGGGCTACGTGCATTGTACGGACGGCGCGAGCATCGACCGCATCGCGCGTGCCAATGGCTACGCGAAGGTCGCAGAGCTTACCGATACGGTCCAGATCAGCATTCCGACTGAGGACGTCGAGCGATTGCTCGAAAAGGCCGAGCAGCCCGACGTGACGAGCAACGGCGCAGAACGCGAACCGACCAAACGCAAGCGCCGCACAAAAGCCGAGATGGAAGCGGCACGACACGCTGACGGCACCGATGCTGACGGCCTGAATCCCGTCAAGGTGGCAGTCGCGCCGCTAGACAACCTCAAGCCCGAGCCGACGGCCGCTGTTGAGCCGCTCTTGCGCAGCGACGACGAGGCCAAAGCGAGGATCGCGGAAATGGCTGCGCTCTACGACGGCAACGACAACCTAGCACACCTGAACGAAGGTCGCGAATTCATCGCCGCGCACGGTTTCGCGACGTATAACGAAACCATGCAGCTAGCCGGCGTGCCGGCGAACATTGCCGGGCACACGCCCGAGCAGCGCAGCCGCCACCGTGCCGCAATGGCCTACATGGCTGCAGGTAAGGCGAAGCTTTAACAAACCGAGTCGTTATTAAAGGAAAGGCCCGGCCATGCCGGGCCTTTCTTGTTTAGGTGCGCGGAAGATCGGGCGGGCCTTCGTACCACGTGGTGTAGACTGCGGCGATGCCCGCACCACTACCGGTGTTTTTGAAAGTCAGTAAGTATGTCGTATTGGGCGTCAAGACGCGCTGCGCGCCATTCGTGGCGTAGGTACCAAATAAGGTTTGGCCATTGCCGGTACTGCCGATGACGTAAGTAGGCGCCGCGATTTCCGTACCATTCGCAGTAATGGTCGCCGCAAGGTTAAGCGCGACGGTCGTCGTCGCAGGCACGCCCGGCAACGTGGTCAAATTGAAAATGGGAATAGCTGCGCCAGTCGTGGCCGTCGGGCCAGAATAAAGATGCAATTCGGCTTGCGTGCAGGTGGTTGCAACCTGGCGGTCTTTGATGATGACAGTTTTCGCACCCGTCGTGAACAGCGTGCCAATGGTCGCGCCGACGGCGATACTGCCCGACAGAAAGGACGTCTCGAACTGCGAACCATTCTTGACGTTCGCTTCGGTATAGCCCTGCGTGGTGATCGCGCGGAAGCCCGCAAAGGCGTAATCCGGCGCAGAAACTAGTTGGAATATCGCCGCGCCGGTCAGGTTGCCCGAACCGCCTGTCACGCCCGTGAGCGTGAACACGAGCGACTGAAAGTGACCAAAGTCGCCGCCGATGATGGGACCGGCCGCAAGCGCCGTCGCGAGATTGATCGCGGACATGCCGCCGATATTGACCAGCGAGCCGCTGTAATTGAGCCCCTGCACCTGCAACGTACCCGCGGAGGGCGAGGCACCGGTCGCGTGCAGCGCCAGCTCCATCTGCCCTATCGCGCCGTTGTTGAGCGGAACTGTCGTCACGCCATTGGCGAGCGGCACAGACACAAACGTCAGACTCATGGCCTGAGGTCCTTCAGTAGTGGCGCGGGCGCGCCGCTAGTATATGCTACTTCTTGCGGCGCTTGTCCATGCCCATGCAGCCGTCGGCAATACCGGTGAGCGCCATCAAGGCGGCCTGCACGTCGTAGCCGTCCTTCGCCTCGGCTTCGCGTTGCTTGCTGTACGCAATGGCGGCGGCTTGCTTGGGGTCTTTGCCTGCCTTGATTTCGGTGGCGATGTTTTCGGAGCGCGCCTTGTCGCTCTTGCCTTCGATGAGTGGCATATTGGCTAGCTCCATGAGGGTAGAGGGGATGACAGGTTCGGGGAGGTCGTCAAACGCGGCCCAGCGCGCCGCCGTGTGCTCGTCATTGAGCGCGGGTGTGACCGCCTTGTCGAGTGTCGCGCCGTAGCACTGGAAGCCGTCTCTGGTCACGAACAGGGGTGTCAGCGGGCCGGTGTAGTCGAGTCCGATCTCTTCCTTCGTCTCGCGGCGTGCCGCCTGTTCGGGCGTTTCGCCGCGCTCGATCGTTCCGCCTGGAAAGCCCCAGCGTCCGCCATGGACGGCTGACGGGCGGCGCTTGAGCCACAACACACGGCCGCCGTGCGTGAACATCACACCAGCGGCCGTGGGCGTCATTACAGCGCGCTCACGTTCAGTCGCGCAAACACAAACTCGACCACGCCAGGCTGCAGGATCTTTTTGCCGCTCGGCGCCTTGTAGCGGCGCATGAAGCCGCCCGTCAGGTCGTATCGCTTGCTCACTGCGGGAAGCGTGATCGTCAGTTGCTGGGTCAGTTTCGTGCGGTTGGTCTGTTCGTACTGGTAAATCTGTTCGAACAGGGTAAGCGAGGCGCTATCGGCCTGCAGCGTGATGCCGAGCGGGATCTCGTTGTACACGAAACCCGCCGACAGCTTACCGTCGATGCCCATGGAATACTCGCCGTTTTCCACGGCTTCGAAGTCGAACGCGTCGTCCGCGCTGTAACCCTGCAGGCGTTGGGCCTGCGGGAAGAGTGCTTCGGTCGTCATCGCTAGGACCGAATTGGCTGTAGTCAGTGTGCCGGCCATGTTGTCGGTTCCTTAAATGACGGCGATGGAAGAGATGGTGATTTGCTGGATCGAGCCGCCATCCGTATAGATGAACAGCGCAGATGGACTCGTGCGGTTCTGACGTGCCTGCGCCA